ACTCTTAAAAAATCATCGTCTGCCACACCACTTGTAAACTTAGGTACATTGTTATTTGATATACCTGTGGATAAAGTTGCTGTTGCAGTTATTGCAGTGCCATTTAATGTAATAGCGTCTGCCTCTAATGTACCGTCTACATCTACATCTCCAGATATATCTAAATCTGCCATTGTAGAAGTGCCCGTCATAGTCGGTGCAGTAAGGGTTTTATTTGTTAGTGTTTGTGTTCCAGTGTCCGAAACAAGAGTTGCATTTGCATTTCCTATTGTACTACCACCTGGAAGTGTTAAAGTATTTGTTGCTGCTAGACTATGAGCTTGAGGAGATATAGTTTGTGCATGATTATTACTTGTTTCACAATATAGTTTTAATTGACCAACACTACCACTATCAGACCTAAGTTCAATAACTCCACCATTAACTGTAAGATCATCACCAACTGTTAAATCTGCACTAAGAACCACCGCACCATCAATATCAATCGTTGTTGCCGCTATCTGTATTTCTGTATCAGCAACTAAGTCTAACTGTCCATCGGTAGACGAGTTTATAAATAATCCAGTGTCTCTAAATTGTATTTTATTAGCACCAGCTATAGTAGTTGCAGCAGCTATATTAACAGCACCATCAATATCAACTACATCTAAGTTTGTAGTACCATCTACATCTATGTCACCAGAAATATCAAGACTTGCTACTGTAGCCGTTCCCGTTAAAGTTGGTGCAGTTAATGTTTTGTTTGTTAAAGTGTCTGTTGATACAAGAGACACTAAAGTTGAACTTGCACCTGCTGGAAGTAACATAGTGTTTGTTACACTTGCCGAATGAGGTTGTGCAATAACTGTCTGTCCATGCGAGTTTGATTCACAGTTAAATACTATAGCACCCGAATTAGTGTTTCCCCTTACAACTACAGTACCAGTTCCATTAGGTGCTAAGTCTATTGTAGCATTTGATGTTGTTACAATGTCTGCACCATTCATATCAAGGTTGCCACCTAATTGTGGAGTAGTATCTTCTACTATGTTTGATAAAGCAACGCCACCAATAGCTAATCCTGATACTATTGTGCTTCTTGTTATTTTCTTTAAACCACCACCTGAAGTATCTACTGCTAGGAAAACATCATCGTTTGCTACTGTAGAGATAGATGATAAATCTCCTACCGCTGTAGGATTAAAGTTTGTACCATCTGCAATAAGTAAATGACCCGCTGTATTAGTAGCCATAGTTATATCATCACCAGTAACCGTTAGATCTGCACCAACAATGACGTTTCCTGTTGTAGTAATTGTATCAATAAAAGCATCTTTATAACGTAAAGATGTAGTACCCAGATCTATATCTGAATCCGTAACGGGAGACATTGCTCCATCTTTTATTGTAATTTGATCTGTACCAGCAATTCTTATATCAATTTGATCGTCAGTATCTGCCGTAATAGAAGTATCAGCATCTGCATCAAGTATTAATTCTGTACCATTTAAGTCTATCTTTGCACTAGCAGTAACTAAACCACTAATGGTTGTAGCACCCGTTACACCTAGAGTTCCACCAACTGTTGTATCACCAGTAACGGCTAACGAACCACCAACAGAAACACTACTAGTAATCGGCAAATTACCACTCGCATCTAAAAATACAGCTTTCTCGGCAGGTTGAGTACAAAATATTATTCTATTACCATTCGCCCAACTGACTTCAGCATCGCTATTACTAGATTGTAATACAGTTGTTCTAGCTAAAGTTGTTCCAGATAAAGTGTAAGTACCAATACCGACTTCAAAATCAACACCATCAGTACAACAATAGTAAGTTGTATTGCCATCACCGACTTGAGAAAAAGCTTCAAAACCATTTTCTGCACCCGCTAACGTGTATGTAGAGGTGCCTGTAGTTGTGGTTGTTTCTTTGACCCTATCTTTTAAAACTAATGCCATGTGTTAAGTCCTTGGTCTGGTCGGTAATCCCGCTCTGTAAGCGTCATAGTTCTCTCTGGCTTCTCCTAAATCTTTTAATCTAGCTAATCCATCCATAAATCTTTTTTCATAAATAGCAATAATATCTTGCTCACCCTTCATGAAAGTATACGCTTCAAACAAAGCCCCGTAAAGAAGGACGTTTGGAGCATTAGCACTCATCCACGTTGTATTAGAACCAGAATCTACCAAGCTGGTTGGTCTATAGTAATAATGTAACTCAACGGTATAAGCTGAATTAGGTGTTGGTGCTAATAAAAAATGATTAACACTAAATACTGCATAATATTTAGGAACACCTGTTGTTGAAGCATTTGGAGTGTATTCCCTTAAAAAGTTTACATCTTTTTGAAGTAAAAAACTTTCAGAGCCACTCGTTGTTATTTGTAAAGAAAATACAGCTAACAAATCGTCTGGTACACTTAAAAATTGATCAGAAGCAGTCATTGCAGAAGTGACATTTTTCCTAAAATACTCTAAATCTACAGATTCAAATATTCTGTCTTCAGCGGCTTTAATAAAATTAGGGAGATTAGTAACAAAAGTTGCTTCTGCATTATCGGTGTAATCTTGTATGGCTGTCTTTAATGTTGCAAAAGTAAAACTCATGTTATGCACTCACCGTAGTTGGTCCTGCTGTAGCTCGGCCACCGCCACCTACAATACTTCCTATTGTAGCTGTTTCACCATTAGCTGTAAAAGTATATGTGTCTAAAGTAACAACTGTTATAGTATATCCAGACGATTGTTGCATAACAGTTTTAGTAAATCCATCAAACCCTGCTACCGTTCTAAATCTTACAGTATCATTAGAAGATCTGCCATGTCCTACTTCTTGAACGGTAATAACACCTGAACCAGCCGAACTAGATATAAAAGGGTTTAATCTTAAAAGAACTTCAACAGGGTTTTCTGTTCTACTAGGTCTAGCGTCTTTAATAGCTTCAGGATCTGCCACATTTTTAAAAGGTCCTAACTGAGGGTGTTTAGCTTCAAACTCGTCTGGTCCTACTAAAGAACCATTCCATTCTTTTTTTAAATCACGATGCCTATACTTCATACCAGACCTGTCTGATATTCCAAAAGCATGTTTTCCTGTGGCAAATCTACTCATTAATTAGACCTTAAATAAGAATATTGAGGACTTACAGTGAAGCTAGATCTATCTCTATCTTCTCCCATAGCTCTTTCAAATTCTTCTTCGTAAATAGCTTTTAACATTTGAGTTCGTTGAGGAGCTTTTTTTAAAGAAAGATAATAAGCTAAACCTGCTGTCAAACAAGGGTAAAATCTAAAAGGTACATCCATAGTATTAATTTGATTATCTATATCTTCTACTCTAGTTAAAGCATCATAAATCAAAACATCCGTGCTGTTTTCTGGAACAGGCCATATTTTTAAATTAGGCGTAATTTGCCTATCTAAGAAAAATTGTGTAGGTCTGCCTGTAGTAGTTTTGTTGGGTATTGACAATTCATCTGATCGACTAACTCTTGTGATAGAAAAATCTGTACCAGAACGTCTAACCACTATATTAAGTATATCTATTACATCTGTAGCTAAATCATACTCTCTATCACCTGACGTTAACGCCTGTGTTCTTTGAGTTATAGTCCATTGATTTAATCCCCTGTTTGCCCACTCTGCAAACATTAAGTTTAAAGATCTTCGAGCTGTAGCTAAATCATACCCTGTGCGAACTTCTAGTCCACATCTTTCATAGGCTTCTTCTATGTATTCCGCAGCATCAGGTTCAAAGTTGGTAGAGTTAGACGTAGTCATATGTTACGCTTTCTTTGGTTTTTTAGCGGTTTTCGCAGCTCTTTTAAAATTTGCTGCAGTAGGAGCCCCCTTCGATCCTGGCTTTCTCATTTTTTCTTTTGATCCCGCAGCGATTCTTTTTTTCTTTGCGTGAATATTAGCATATAGTCCAGCGCCCATGTTACCCTCCGTATAAAGCGATTAAAGCTATTATAGTGGCTGCTAACTGAATAGCAATACCCCCAATAATACCCCATATTTTAATGTCTAGTTTATCAATGTCTTTTTGCATATGGGATAAGTGATTCGTCTCTAAACGAATTAATATTTCTTCTAAGATAGCAGTTCTTTTGTCTAAAGAATGCAAAAAGTCTTTTTCTTTTATTGTGGCCATCTTAACACTTCCACCTTTTTCTAGCTTGTCTTAAACGACTATTAGGATCTTTAGCAGCTTTAGGAAATTTTTTCATTTGTCCCGCACTTCTAGCACAATATGATTTTCTTCTTTTTGCCGCCGTACTCCCTGCTTTTACTTTTCCTGTTACAGCTGTCTTTAGCTTACTTCCAGGATTATCTTTACGATATTTAGCAACACCTTTCTTAGTCATACCTGCGCCGTCTTTGGTCTTTCTTTTATGACCCCCGCTTATAGAATGACCTTTCATAGTGCCTTTTTCGGACATATTTACCTCTATGCGTAGAAGAAACTCATCATATCTGTAGTTGCTATTGTATACTTAACATACATACCATCTTCAAATACAACTCCGTTTTGTGGAATTGTATTATCTATAGTCGTGTTGTCTGTTCCTATAGTTCTAGCTTTAAACAAGGTTGTTCCACCACCGTTAGGCTCTCCGTTAACAAACTCAATAACACCTGCTGTGCCTCCAGAAACAATAGAATAACCTTTAAGACGAGTTCTGCCTCCAAAAATTATATCTGCGGCTACCGCTGTTGTTCCCGCTAAAACTGTTCCTGCAGGATCGCCCACAGCCGTAATACTAACTATCGTTTTAAAAAAACTAGATCCTGTTACAGCTCCAGCATTACCACCTGTTATGTTTTCAGTTAAAGAAGCTCCGTCTAAAT